CAAAGAAGAGCATATCTGTTTCCTTGTTTGAGCAGCCTCTCAGGCGGCTTTGTTCTTGAGGTCTGTGTTGATGTCGGCTTCCGGCCTGGCCTTGCACATGTCCAGCCAGAGTTCGGTGGGCACGTCGGCAATCGCATCGCCCAGGTGGCGGACCATGCGGCCGAGCTGGAGCGCGTAGCGTTCCTCGGGCGATCCTGGCTCGGCGGTTTCGGTGGCGCGGTCAGCGCGCTGCAGCTCGCGGCGCAGGGCCGCGAGGGAGTCCGTCATTGCGGCGACGGCCTTGATGGTCTCGGGGTTCATTCTCATGCTATTTTCCTCCTCTGTTTCCTCATGGCGTCCGCCGCAACCATGCAGCGGTCAAGATCGTCTTCGGGCAGGTTGCACCGGGGTGCCTCCGCCGTTACAAATTCGCGGATAAAAAGCCAACGGATGATGCTGTAGCGGTAGATCCGGTAGGAGCGTTCGGTGGCCTCCGGGTGGCGAACGTCCGTGGCGTCCAGGGATCCGGCCAGGATCAGGCGGCGGACGTGCTCCGAGTCCACGCGCAGGGCGCGGCAGACCTCGTCCATGCGCAGGCGGGAACGCTTGATCACATCGCCGTAGAGCCGCTCCAGCAGATCGGTCCCGAGCGCCTGCACCAGGTCGGAAGGCCAGAGAAGCTGGCGCTCGCTGGGGACGGGAGCGTCGTCCCGGAGAAGGGCGCGGGGCGAAAGGCTTTGCGCCGGTTCCGGGGGGCCGAACATGTTGAGCTGCCAATCCATCTGCGTGCCTCCTAGAGCAGGTTGATGATGACCATGGCGATGGCGATACCAAGGGCGGCGGCGGCGGGAGGGATACCGCTCGACAGCGGAGCCGCCTGCGGTGTAGATTTCGCGGCAAAACAGGAGGTGGATAATGGTTGGAGAAGCGCATGGGGATCGAACTCCAATGGTGGCGGTGGATTTGCAGTTCCTGCGCAGGATGCTGCATGGGGCAGAGGCACGTGTGCCTTACGACGATGAGCCCATGCTTTTTTCAAGGGGAGAGGACCCGGAGACGGAGCGGCACCTGCAAGAAGATCAAATCTGGCAGCACGAAAACGCAGTGCGCAGAGAAACAGACGAAGCCATAGTCCAGCTCTTTTCCCGAGAAACGTGGCCTCGCACGCAATCAACGATAGCGTGGGCCGCACACCGTAGATTTGGCTGGCTGGAAGAGCGTCTGCGTGAATGGTCTGCAATTCCCAGTCCGCTTGCAATGGCAGTGCCTGCGGAATCCGGGGTAACAGTCGGGAGTGCCTGCATCCCGCTGCTGACGGTTTATTACAAGCGGCAGCGAGGGATGTCCTGAGTTCATGCTCGCGTTCAAGATGGCTTTTGTTTCTTTCCTGCAAACTGTTCATCATGATCTGTTCTCCTGTTTTGTTGTGTTGCTGTTTTTGATCAAAAGCGGGATTCGGTTTCATTTTGTGCTTGCCTCCTGTTTTTATCGGCGTACCGTATGGATCGCCATGAGTGCTTACAAACCAAGTTCCTCGCGCAGCATGCGCACGATCATGCGGGCCTTGGGGCCGCGCCTCCGCCCAGTCATGGCCAGGCAGACAAAGGGGCGGGCAAGGCCGTTCTTGTGTGACCACGCCGTCAGCGTCGTCTGGCGGAGCCTCATCAGGCCAATCACGGTGTTGTTGTCAAGCGCCACGAAATCATCGTCGCGCTCCGTCGTTTTTTTAGTTTTATTCTGTTTCATGGTGCCAAGATAATTCGCTAAGCGAATGCAGTCAACAAAAAAGTTCGCTATGAACGAAGATTTTTCAAAGAGGCTAAAACGTGCTAGGACAAATGCTGGCATGAAAGCCAATGAACTTGCTGTAAAATGCTGTATTTCGGCGAGTTATCTATCGGAACTTGAAAGCGGAAAGCGAGCGAACCCAGCGAAATTACTCATTGAAAAATTCGCTGCCGAGCTGGATGTAACGGTTGACTGGCTTTTGGGAAGAAGCGATATTTGCACAATGTTGCCAAATCGGCAACAGATTGCCGATTTGCCCCAGGCGGGTGATGCCGTGGATCTGCCTGGTGTCTGCAAGTCCTATTCGGATGAGATTGCCAGGCTGGAGGCGGATAACCGGGAGTTCGCGGCGCGGGTGGATGCGCTGAATCTGCGGATCAGCCGCCTGGAGCTGCTGCGGGATCCGGCGGTGCAGGCGGCGATCAATGCCTATGTCAAGGACGCGATGAAGGATTATTTCGAGGAGGAGCGGCTGAAGATGGAGAAGGGGAAAGATGCGGGAGGAGAAGGGGTGGAGGATGGGGCGGATGCGCAAGGCGAAAGCGGTACTTGACTTGCAGGCGCATGCGGTACAGAATCCCGGATCGTTCATGAAGGCAATGGAAAAAGGAGAGTAATAGTGGAAAAAGACAAGACCTGCTGCGCGGACCGGGAACTTTACAACGATGAGTACGAGTTCATGGTGAAACAGTGCGCGGAGCATGATTTGCCGTTTGATCTGCGCAACCGTCACATCGATCATGCCGTGATCCTGACGAAGCATATTCTCAAGAACAGCCGCAAGAAGGTCTTCTTCCTGACCGGTCGGCTGCACCAGGAGTTCTGCGCCTCTATCCGCGCGGAGCTGGAAGAAGCCCTGGCGAATGGATGCCGGGTGGAGATCATCTTTGTGGAGAACGGCGATATGCCGCCGGAGATCGCCGCCCTGCAGAAGGCACACCCTGGCCGGCTGGTCCTGCACCGTATCAATGCGGAAATGCGCGAAAAGGCACGGGAGATGGGCCATTTCTGTGTATCGGACGGCTGCCGCTACCGGATCGAGCGCAACCATCCGTTCGACCAGGATTTCTCGAAGGACAAGGCCGTATCCGCCGTGGCGAACTTTAACTGCCCGGATATCGCCGGGCAGTTGGTGGCGTTCTTCGAAGATACTCTCAAGCACTGCGAAAAGGTTGCCGCGTGAAGGGTAGTATCCCTTTTGTGACGGTCCTTCTCGGTGTCGTGGCCCTGGCTGGAGCCGTGGCCAGTTACCTGGTTATCCCGGTGTTTCTTTTCGACCAGAACAGCCTGCAGCAGTACAATGTCATTTTGCAGGAAGGGGATTACAAGGATCGGTACGCCCATTCCATGCTGATGGATGGGATGTACCTGCGGCAGCTCGTAGACTACAACAAGGAGCATGAACCCGTGGATGAAAAAGCCGTCGCCTTGCGCGAAGCCGCCAACCTTTCCATCCACTGCCTGAAGGAGTCGCACGAGAATTTCAGACGCCTGCGGGATGATGTCATTCGCCACAACCGCAGCCTGCACCGTTGGCTGACCGCGATAATCACAGCCGCCATCCTGCTGATTGCCGCTTTAGTGGATTGGGTTTATATTCTTGCCAAGCGCATCCCTGGCGTGATCTGCGGATGCTTTGACCGCGTGGCCGGAGAGTTCAAGCAGATGCGGGCCGAGACCATGAAGGAACAGCACAAGGCCATCCTGAATGCGATTGACGACGAGAGCAGCAAGGCGGTCGGCGACCTGCGGCGCACAATGTTTGTCTCCAAACGATTACCACCTGGCCTAAACCACTAAAGCAAAGGCTCCACCCCCTCAGCCGCCCGGCTTTATCGCCCGGCGGCTTTTTCTTTGCCTTTTCAGGACGGCCTGCTATAATGCGCCCCTGCTTGCCGTCGAGCCCTGCGCTCCGGCCTGCAAAACAGAATCCCGCTTTCCGCCGATAAAGCCAACGGCCTTCTGACGCCGCGATCATGCCCCGCTACAGTCGGGGCATGATTATTGATCGCATAGTCACATCCGGCAGCAAGCCGGCCACACATCGCCGGATCTGCAACATTCGCCGCGTGGATGCGGCCCGGCCGTCCCGCAGCGGGGTTTTACTGTTTCCCCCGTTGCGGGCGGCCACCCTCCTGCTGCTGTTTGCATCCCCGGCCATGGCAGGGGATGGAGGCGGCACACCGCCGCCGCTGCTGGATAACTGGCTGGCCAACCTCGCCTATGTCATGGGCCTGGTCTACATGGCCGCCCGCGTATGGCAGATGCGCCAGCCGAATCCGCCGAACCACCGGCAGTTCTCGCCGATAGATCACCGCCATGCGGACGTTATCACGAAGCCGGAGCAGGAGACCTGCCGCGCGGAGCACACCAGGGAACTGATGACGATCCGCCAGGAGATGGGCGGATTCACCGGCAAGATGGAGCGCCAGCTCGACCATCTGCGCAACCTGATCGGCACCCAGAATGCCCAGATGATGGCAGAGATCAACAAGATGGATGACAAAAACGAGAAGCGCATCCTGCATCTCCACGAGCGTCTTGATCCGCTGCCGGCGGCGATAGCGGTAAACACCCGATCCATTGAAACCCATTTGGCCGACCACCGGGCCGGAAAGGCACCCTGAATCATGGCTGTTGACATGACCCTCATCACCCTTGTGCTGCGCATCCTCAAGCGCTTCGACGGTAACGCCGTCACGGCGGACACCATCGCCGACCTGGTGACCTGCGACCTGCGGAAGACCGTGCCGGTGGACCGCGTGCGCGATGCTCTTCTGGCGGCCCGGGGGCGCGGCCTGGTGAAGAGCGAGGAGGATATCTGGGGCGAGGATACCTGGGAGATCACCGAGGAGGGACAAAAGGCATGAGCGCACCCGACCGCATAGACGCCTGGGGAGCGACCCTTACCGAGGAGCAGCGCTGGGAGCTGTACCGCGCCCACTACACGCACGACTCCTGGGAGGCCGTCTGCGACTGGGCCGTCGCCGAGTTCTCGATCGAGCCGCCGACCCGCAGCGCCTACTACCGCTTCCGCTCCCGCATGGCGGAGCGCGAGAGCGAGCACCGCATCGAGATGGCCATCACCGAGAAGGGCAGGATCTCCCGCGAGATGGACGCCATCGGGGAGATCTCCCCGGAACTCAAGCGTGCCTTCGAGCAGCGGTCCCTGGAGAGCGAGCTGCGTGGCGACCACCAAGGCGCGGAGAAGTGGCTCAAGCTGGCCTTGAACCTGGGCGAGGCCATGAACAACCGTGCCGAGCTGGCGCTAAAGGCCAAGGCCCAGGAACGCGCCGAGAACCAGCTTGCCCTGATGCGCGAGAAGTTCGAGGCGGCCGAGCGCCGCGCCGCCCTGGCGGACCGGGCGGAGACCGTCGCCAGCAGCGACCTCACCCCTGAAGAGCGCGAGAAGAAGCTCAAGGAGATATTCGGCCTTAAATGAAAACGCCGCTCGACATCCTGCTGCCGTACCAGCGCGACTGGGTTGATGACCCCGCCCGCTTCAAGATCGGCATGTGGTCCCGCCAGACGGGCAAGAGCTTCGCCACCGCCGGGGAGGCGGTCCGCGACTGCTCCGCCAATGCGAACCGCACATGGGTCTGCATGTCCGCCGGGGAACGGCAGGCGCTGGAGTGGATGGAGAAGGCCAAGCAGTGGACGGAGGCGTTCGAGACGGCGATCAGCTTCGACGAGGTTCTGCGGGACAATGCGCAATCCCTGATGAAGAGCGCGGAGATCCGCTATGCCAATGGCTCCCGCCTGATCGCCATCCCGGCCAACCCCAAGACCGCCCGCGGCTACAGCGCCAACCTGGTTCTCGACGAGTTCGCCTTCCACGAGGATCCGGACGCGATCTGGAAGGCGATCTACCCGAGCATCAGCAACCCGCTCAAGGGGGAGCTCAAGCTGCGGATCGTAAGCACCCCCAACGGGCGCGGCAACAAGTTCTATGACCTCTGGACGAAGAACGACAAGTACAGCCACCACCTGCTGACGATCTACGATGCCGTCCGGCGCGGCCTGCCCGTTGATCCGGAGGAACTCAAGGCGGCGATCGACGATGCCGAGGCCTGGCAGCAGGAATACCTCTGCGAGTTCATCGACGCCTCCTCGATCCTGCTGCCCTACGAGCTGATCGCCCTTTGCGAGGTGGACGGCGTCCCGGATGATTTCGGCCTCACGCCCAGGCGCCGCGCCGGTTACGACGTGGGCCGCCACAAGGATCTGGCCGTCTACTGGGAGCTTACCGAGCTGGCGGGCATCCAGTGGACCAGCGATGTGCAGGTGTTCCAGAAAACCCCCTACCACCAGCAGCTCGCCTTCCTGGAAGCGCAGATGCCCCGCCTCTCCCGGCTGGCGGTGGACGCCACCGGCAACGGCGAGATGCTGGCGGAGGAAATCGCGCGGAAACACCCCGGCAAGGTCATTGAAAAGAAGTTCACCCAGGAATCCAAGCAGACCATGTACGAGCGCATGCGCCGCGCCTTCCAGGACCGCACTGTCCGCGTCCCCAATGCCCGCGATGTGCGCGAGGACCTGCACGCCGTGCACAAGGTCAGCAGCAACAGCGGCACGGTCCGCTACATCGCCCCCTCCACGGCGGACGGCCACAGCGACCGGGCCGCCGGGCTGGCGCTGGCACTGGAAGCCGCCGCCACCACGGGCGCATCCACTTTCACCCCCCGCCCCGTTGACCGGCGCGCGGGCCGCAACAAGCGCCGCGGGCGGCGCGAAAACAGGGAGGTAACAGCATAATGGCACGAACACGGCAACAGCTCATGAGCGGGTACGACGCCTGGCGCAAGACCCTCAACCCGCTGCGCTCGCTCACGATAGCGCGCGCGGTGCAGCTCCTGGAGCAGGGCGAGGAAGGCATCTATGCCGACCTGCAGTACACCTACGACTTTGTCGAGAAGAGCGACAGCGACCTCATGGCGATCGTCGAGCGGCGCACCAGCGCGATCGTCGAGATGGACTGGAACATCAAGATTGTTTCCCAGGAGAAGAGCGGCTACGACGAGAAGCTGGCGGAGGACCAGCAGGCGGCGCTGCGCGAGGCATACGAGCGCATCGATAACCTCTACGAGGCCATCGAGCATTTCGAGATGAGCGCTTTCCGTGGCTTCGCCCACGTCAACCCGCACCGCTCGAAGGACGGGGCGATCACGCACCTGGAGCCGCTGGACCAGTGGAACTTTACACGCGACGGTCGCTACGGCGCGTGGTACTGGAACCCGGAGGCGAAGGTTGTCCCGGCGCGCAACCTGGGCGATGAGGCACTGCTGGATCCGCGCGACACGATCTGCATGACGCACCGCCGGCCGATCAACCGCCTGGGGCTGATCAAGTTCGTGCGGGCGAATCTCTCCGAGAAGGACTGGGACGCCTATGTCGAGATCTACGGCATCCCCGCCGTCTTCGTCATCGGCCCGGAGCAGGTGCCCGAGGGCAAAGAAGAGGAGTACAAGGAGGCGGCAGAGAACGCGGCCGCCGGCGGCAGCGGCTACCTGCCCTTCGGCAGCACGGTAAGCACCGCCAATGAGGCGCGCGGAATCCAGCCCTTTGCAGAGCGTCTGGAATGGCTCAGCAAGAAGCTTGTCCTGGCCGGGACGGGCGGAATGCTGACCATGCTGGCGGAAAGCGGCAGCGGCACGCTGGCGGGCGGGGCGCATGCCGAGACCTTTGCGGCCATCGCCCGCGCAAGGGCGGAGAAGATCTCCGAGGTCCTGCAGCGGTCCATCGACAGCGAGGTGCTTGGCACCGCGTTCCCCGGCCGCCCGCGGCTGGCCTATTTCGACATCGCGGCGGAAGAGGAGCGCGACGTGGGCGAGATCGTGGATCACGCCGTGAAGATCCGCCAGGCCCTGCCCGGCCACCAGATGGACCCGGAGGACCTGGCCGAGCGCACCGGCTACAAGCTGATCCCGGTCACATCCGCGGTCACCGAGCCGCTGACGCCCGAGGACCGCGCCCGCCAGGAGCAGCTCGGGCACCGCCGGGCGATGCACCGGGAAAGCGGCCTGCTGGGCGGCGACCGCGATGCGACGGTGGAGGCGCTGAGCGAGCGCACCGAGGATAAACTGATGGCCACCGCCCGCGAGTCGCTGGCCCGCGCCATGGCCGACGACCTCTCGCCCGTGCGTGCCCGCATCGAGCAGGCCCTTGCCCTGGAGGATGACCAGGCGATGCTTGACGAGCTTTCCCGCATCAACGCGGAGCTGCCCGCGCTGCTGGTGGAGATCTGCAAGAACCCGAAGGCGGAGGCCGCGCTGGAGGAAGCGCTGACCGCCGCCCTCTTCAACGGCATCGCCGCCGGAGCGGCCCGCCACGCGGCACCGGAGGAACAGGAATGATCGTGCTGGGATTCTACGAGGGCCACAGCGTCCTGTCGAAAGTGATCCGCTGGGAGACACGCAGCAACATCTCGCACGTGTCCATCATGCAGATCCCGGATGACTGCATCCGGAAAATCACCGGCGAGATCCGCTGGCACCAAATCAAGGAGGCGCTGGAGACCTGCCCGCTCTGGGAGGCATGGGCCACCGCAGGGGTCGTCAAGCGCGTCGGGATCCACGACGGCCACAAGCCGGATACGAAGATCCGGCTCATGCGCCTGGAACGCGAGTTCGACTTTGATCTCAATGAGCGGGCCGTCGTCGCCTTCCTGGACAAATGCGTCGAGCGCCGCCTCGGGTACGACTGGTGGGGGCTGGCTCGCTTCGCCCTCCGGATCGACCGGAACAACAAGGACCGGATGTTCTGCAGCGAGCTGGTGCATATCGCGCTGGCCGAGGGAGGCGTGGCGCTGCTCAAGCGGATCATGGCGCATTTTGTCGCCCCGTCCGACCTCTACCGCAGCCCGCTCCTGACCGAGCTTTTCATCGTCCACACGAAAAACGCCGTAAAGGCCCTTAAAACGCGTCGGGCTCCCGACGCTGGCCAATGTCCGGAAAAACCCGGCTCTAAAACTTGCAATAGCTTGCAATCGCAAATTCAGCCGGATCCGTCCATTTCTCCGCACGCGGATGCCCTGTGGAGGTTTTCCACCCCGGTTTACCCCCGAAAAGCCGCCGATGGTTCCAACAGCCATCTGACGCGCGAGGCCGTTCCGGAGGATGATGGGGCCATGTTGAAAAACGAAGGGAGCGCGCAGCGATGAGAGAACGCGGATGTCTGGCGATGCACAGGGCGATCGGGGAGGCGGCGGAAGGCTGGTACCACCTCATGCCGATGGGCGAGCACCCCGGCGTGATGACCGGCAAGGGCGGCAAGCGCGAGGAGACGATCGAGGTGATCGACGACGAGGCGGTCGCCGCGATGATGGCGGCGCACCGGACACTGGCGGCAGGCAAGACCGACTGGCCGGGCTACCTGGTGGACATCGAGCATCTCAGCCGCCGGCAGGACGGCAGCACGGCGGCCTACGCCTGGGGCGTGGAGCTGGAGGCCCGGACGGGGGCGGACATCCCGGAAAACGAGCGCGGCATCTGGGTGAAGCTGCACAAGACGCCGCTCGGCGAGCAGGCGATCGGCACGGTCTACAAGTTCCTGAGCGCCGTCAATCTCATGGAGAACATCGGCGGCAACCGCTGGCGGCCGGTATCAATCGAGGACATCGGGCTGACCAACCGGCCCGCGTATAAAACCCTGGTCCCGGCCGAGCACCGCGACCGCAACCACAATGAGGAGGACAGCGATATGCTGGACAAACTGAGGAAACTGCTCGCCAGGCATTCGGTCACGGTGGCCGATGACGCAGGCGAGGATACGGTCATGACGGCGCTGGAGACGGTCATGCACACCATCGCCACGGAGGCGGCGCAGCTGCCTGTCGTGACGGCGCAGCACACGGCGGACAAGGCAAAGCTCCTGGCATCCGAGCACCGCGTGCAGGAACTGGAGAAGGCGGAACTGGAACGCGAGGCGGACGCCTTTGTCGCCGAGCACAAGGACCGCTTCAACGATCCGGCCAAGCTGCGCGAGCTGTTCATCGCCCACCGCGATGCGGCGCGCGGGATGGTCGGCATCATCAAGGTGCCGGTGGTGGCGGAAACGCCGGCGCCGCGCGTACTGCACCGGGCCGAGGGATCCACGCCGGAGCGGGATGCGTCGGATACGGCGGCGGCGCAGCGCGCAGCCGAGCAGCGGGCATTCGTGAGCATGGTGGCCGTCGAGCACCGCTGCTCGCATGTGCAGGCGTGGCAGATCGCGGCGGAAAAGCGGCCGGACCTGTTCGTGGAGCAGGCCGGGGAGTAGTAGCAGGGAACGTAAACACCACCACCGACAGACCGTGTGGTGTAAGTCAAAACCGGGGCGATGCCCCAAAACGAGGGAGATGGAACGATGAATATGACCAGGGTGTTCAAGAACAAGACGGGCGTGGACCTGTCTACGAAGGCGGGCTATGCCGTGGAGTTCGACACGGACGGCATGAACGTCTGCAACGCGATCACCGACCAGGCGGTCGGCGTGGTGAAAGTCGGCGGCGAGACGGAGAGCGAAGTGGTGATCTTCGGCGAGGTCGCCGCGATTGCAGGCGCGGCCGTGACGCGCGGCAAGATGGTGATCCCGCACACGGACGGCACCGTCAAGGCGACGGCGGCCAGCTCGCAGGAGTTCGCGCTGGCGCTGGAAGACGGCGTCGCCGGGGACTGGGTGCAGGTCTTCGTGCTTGGAGCGACCAAGACGCAGAGCTGAGCAACGTAGCAGGTAAAGGCCCGGCCGCCTGCCTCTGAAGGCGGCAAACGTTCAAAACCAAGAGTGACCAACCCCGGCGGACGCCGGAAAGCTGAATCAGGAAAGAAGGAGAAGACATCATGCCCAGACCCGCATCGACCACCGTGCGCAAGGATCTCACGACCTACGCGCATACCATTACCCAGGACCTCGCCCCGGCGCTGGCCCTGGCCAACCTGCTGGCCCCCACGGTCCCCACCGGCGGGACCAGCGGCCTCTACAACCGCTTCGACAACACGCAGAGCTTCAAGGCCTACGCGGAAGTCGTCGCCCGGCGCGCCATTGGCGGCCATGCCCAGACCATCGAGTTCCTGGGCGACACCGCCAACTACAACGCCAAGGCCTACGGGCTGCGGATCAACATCGACCAGCAGGAGCGCGACAACGCCGGCGGGGCGGTCACGCTGCTGGAGCAGGGCAAGACGCGCACGCTGATGATCAACTGCGTGCTCTCGCACCTGGCGTATGTCGTGACCCTGATCAAGGCCGCGATCAGCGCGGTGTCCGGCAAGGGCGTCTGGACGGACCCGAACGTGGACCCGATCGCCCAGATCAATGAGCAGATCAAGGCCGTGTGGCTCGCGACGGGGGTGATCCCCAACAACGTCGTGTTCGACTTCGGCTCCTGGTGCGTGTTCTCGCAGCACCCGAAGGTGCTTGCGCGCATGCCGGGGGCGGATGTCGCCTACGTGACGCCTGCCCGCATCCAGGGGCTGCTCGTCAACCCGAACGCCGTGATCACGATCGCGGAGACGGCGATCCTGAGCGGCGGCGGACTGGGCAATTCCACGGCCGGCCGCGCCGGGATCCTTGGCGGCAGCGTGCTGGTGTTCTTCTCCAGCCGCATGGCCACGCAGTACGACCCGAGCTTCATGAAGTGCTTCTCGCCGGCGGCGAGCCTCTTCACGGAAGTCTACTCCTACGAGGAGCAGCCGCACTTCACCTGGTACGAGAACGACTGGACCTGCCACCCGGTGGTTGTCGCCAGCTCGCTGTGCAAGCGCATCGACGTGACCGGCGCGAACCAATAACCACCACCCTGGCGGGCGGCAATGGCGCCGCCCGCCTCCGGCCCCTCCGGGCCTTAAACGGAGAGAAGGAACACGCAACATGAAGAAGACATCGATCATCCGGATGACGCTGGCCCTGGTGGCCTTCGTGCTCATCGCGGCGGCGGCGTATGCGGGCAGCGTCGGCGGGCGGCAGTTTGTAACCCTGGCGGTGACGACCGGGGCGGGAACGCTGACGGTCGCGGAGCAGTACCAGGTGCTGGACCTCAAGCGCATCAGCGTGGAGGGCAGCATCAACGCGACGAACGTGATCACCGCCTCCCGCGTCATCGCCGATGCGGCGGGCACGCTGTACACGCAGACCGTGGGCTCGGTGACCTGCGCCGCCGGCGTCGGCACGCAGGCGACCCTGGCGCACACGCTGCTCAAGTACGGGGACACGCTGCGATTCAGCTCGCTGGTGTCCACGGGCTCGACGGTCATCGTGGAGTACGAGGTCCAGGAACATTGATCCACACCCCTCATCTGCCGGGCGCGCGCCTGCAGCCGATGAAAAGCAACACAGGCGCGCGACCTTTTTGAAAACAGGAACCAGGAACCAGGAGACAGGCGATGTGGAGAGCGATGACAGAAGCGGACCTGCTGCAGCGGATTAGCGGCGCGGAGCTGGAGACCATGCGGGAAGTCCTGCTGGGCGACAGCCAGGGCGATCCCGTGGCCGCGCAGATCGCGCTGACCACGGACCTGGTGCGCGGGTTCGTCGCCGGATGCCGCCGCAACACCCTCGGGGCTGCCGGCACGCTGCCCGACAGCCTGATCCTGCTTGCCGCCGACATCTGCATCGTGGACCTCAACACCCGCGCGGGCGGCGTGCTGATCGACGATTCCAAGCAGCGCGCCAAATCCCGCGACGTGGCCATCGACATCCTGCGCAATGATGTTACCAGCGGCCTATTCGCGATCGAGGATCCGGACAACGCCGGACAGAGCGCCGCCCAATCCCCACGCATCTCAACCCCTGACCGCCGCTGGACCGAATCGCTCCAGGACGGCATCTGAAACGCAACCCGACAAGAGGAAAAGACCATGGCCAAGAAAAAAGACAAGGAAGACCTGATCGAGAACCCGACCCTGCAATCCCAGCTGCCTGCGGGCTGGGAGCTTGTCCGCGAGGATGAGAAAGGCACCGCCCTGCTGCGGCTGCCGACCGGATCGGCGGACGTGTTCGAGCGGGCCGACGCCGCGATCGCCGCCGCCGGCATGCAGCGCGTGGACATGCGCAGCTACCAGCATCACGGATCCCTGGTGCTGGTCATCACCGGCCTGCAGGAGCTGGAAGGCGGTGCGGCGTGAGCGGCGCGAAGGCCACCCCGGGAGCCGGGGCGAAGGAACCTCGCACGCTGGATGCCGAAGCCCGCGAGGCCGGTTTCCGGCACGGGGCGACCAAGCAGCCCGGCGCGGTGATGCTCGCCGGGTTCGCCGGCACCAATGTGGAGGCGATGGAGGCGGCCGCCCAGGTCGCCGCGCGCGGCAATATCCAGGCCGAGCGCTACCGCGTGATGTGCGGGGTGGACGGCATGACCATCACCATCCGGACCGGCAAGGGGGAATAACCGATGGCATCGGCACTGGAAACCTGTCAGCAGAGCGTGGTGGCCCTCCTCACGGCGGAGCGGTTCTTCCAGCGGCTCCCGATCGTATGGGAGCGCAAGAAGGACCTGCGCACGGAGCTGAACGTCACGCTCAAGAGCAAGACGGGGATCCTGGTGCTGGTGCATACCCCCGGAGGGAAGAACATCACGCCGGGGGCTCCCTACGTAACCCTCGAGTGCAAGCTCGTCGTGGATGTACTGGAGAACGTGATGTTCAACCAGAGCGCGAAGGGGACGCAGATCAGCGCGAACGCCGCCGGTGAGCAGGTGGCCGCCCATCTGCACAACAGGATTTGGGTGCGGGGCAAGTCGCTGCCGCACGTGGACACGGACACATTCGATGAAAAGGGGCTGGTCATCTGCCGGAACACGTTCCAGACGATCGTCCAGCTCGCAAAGGAAGAATAAAGGAGAAAGATCATGGGAATCGCACGCAACGCCATATTTGACGGACCGGGATCGCTGGTACTGGGAACGCTCAAGCTGTTCGCCAAGGAGAACATCGTCTCGACACCTGACCTCGCGCCCTGGAGGCCGATGGTCTCCACGCACGGCGAGGGCAAGCCGCGCCGGGCGGACGGCAAGGCGCAGACCACCTTCACCCCCGCCGGGCGCATCACGGCGGACATCATCGCCGCGCTCTTCCCGGCCTGGTGCCGGACCGTCGCGGTCAATACCTCCGTATTCGGGGCGACCGATACCATCTGCAAGATCCACGGCACCGATGGCAACTGGGTGCAGTTCACCAGCAGCGCCGTCGAGCAGCCTCCGGAGCTGATCCTCGACCCGCGCGAGACCGCCTTCGGGCAGTGCACGATCGGGCACCTGATCGGCAGCGGGCTGGAGCGGGCCACGGCCGCCAGTCTCTACACCACCGGCACCACGGCCTACAGCGAGACGTTCAGCGATGCCGACATCATCGCCGTGCCCTACACCGCCGTGCTCAGCGGCGGAGCCTCCCCGGTGACGCTTTTTACCGATGGCGCGTGGAAGGTCTCGATCGAGCCACAGCTGGAAGAGCGCTACATCAACAGCATCGGCACGGTGGACAAGAAGGTCAAGGGCGTGACGTGGAAAGCAAAGGCCAGCATCGCCAACCTGGACTATGACGACATCCTCGGCTACATGAAGCCTTCCGGCGCGGCCCTCGGCAGCCAGATCGACGGCGGCACGGCTTACACGCTGACCATCACCGGAGCAGTCGGCGGGCTGATTGTGGTGCTCAACGGCATCAGCGTCGTGGAAGGTCCCTGCCAGTGGGGGTCCACCTCGCTGCGTAGCGGCGAGATCGGCTTCGAGAGCACCGGGATGGGTGCTGTCGGCACGCTGGCCATCGCGGCGGCATAACGGCAGGCTCGAAGGGGGTGCGGCGTGCAGATTGTGCTCAATCATACCGGCGGCGGGTCAACCACCCTTTGCCACGGCCATGCCCGCGTGCTTGGCCAGGCGCAGGGACCGATCGGACGGCTGGAGATTGACGGCGGGTACCAGGTGCAGACGCGCCTGCCCATCCGCAAGACGCACGCCCGCCCCATCGGCCGGGGCGGCAAGGTCGAGACCATCTCGTTCTCCACCGAGACCGAGTACGCCACGAACGCCCTGGCCGAGGCGGCAATCTCCGCCTTCTTGAACAGTAATACCGCTGGCACGCTGGTGATCACCTACGACGGCGGCGGCACCCGCAGTTTCGCGGATGCCGCCTTGCAGAGCTACAGTCTGGTCCAGATCGGCGTGACGCTCCAGATCAGATACACATTCATCGCGGGAGTATCGTCATGACATTGAAAGCATTGGTTTCCGGGTTCTTCTTCTGGCTGTCGGCTATCCTCTGCGGTGTCGTGTTCTGGGTGTTTGTTGCATCGTTCATTCTGGGCGGCTGCAGAGTCAATGCAGCGGAAGGGGATGTCACGGTAATACCCTGGGATGTCGAGACCACGCGCCCGGCCGTGTTCCCGCTGGAACTCTACCGCGGGGAGACGGTCATCCTGGAGCCGCGTTTCCTGAACCTTTCCCAGCCGATGGACCTGTCCGCCGTCTACGAGGTCCGCATGCGCTACCGTCATGCAGGCATGGCGGAAGGGACATACTACTCCGCCAGCGGAAGCGTCCACAACGCCACGAGCGGGGTGATCCGCGTTACGTGGAGCCCGGGAAACGTACCGACCGGCACCGTCAGCAGCCTTTCCTACAACTTCATCACCCAGAGCACCAACGGGGTCAACCCGCGCGCCGCAGGCACCATCAAACTGCGCGGCATCGTCGAGGGCGATGCCACCAACCGCGTACCGGAGATCACGGAGGTGGTTGACTGGTCGCTTGTCACCGAGCATCTGCACCCGGAAGCCGCCCCGTTCGCAGGCCCCGGCGACGTACTCGCCATCAATAACCGCATCGACGGCCACGACGCCGCCATCAGCAACGTCACCGACCTGGTCGGCGACGGCGTTGCTGGCGTCACCAGCAACCTGCAGGCGTACATCGTGCAGGCCGGACAAACCAACGCGGCGCAGGACCAGGCCCTCGCGGTAGCCGCCGCCGGCTTGACCAGCAACCTGCAGGCGCAGGCGTCCGGGCAGGTGATCCGCGATGCCGGGCAGGATGTGGCGATCGCGGCGGCCGCCGCTGGGGCCACCATGAACGGGGACGTGACGGGGCAAAGCTCCAACGCCGTTGTGGTCGCCACCCGCGGTCGCACGCTGCCGCTGGCCAATGATGTGCCAGGCAACCAACAGGCTATCGTGTGGTCAACCAACCTCAACCGCTATGTGCACGGCAGCGTTGACCTCTCCGGGATCAACAGCAGCATCGCCAATCTCCAGTCGAACGCCGTTTCCAAATCCTACGTGGATACGGAGATCAGCGAGGTGCGCGGGCTGGTGGACGGTAATGACCACACCCATCAGTTAACCGAGTCGTTCGCGAGCTCAAACTGGCTGGAGATCGCCAGCGGGGTCTGGCAGCACAACAAAGGATGGATGGCTTACAACGCCAATATCCTCGATGGCAACCTGATCCTGACAGCGGATGTCGGATACATCCTTTTGTCCGCCACCCAGTGCGTCAGCCGGATCGTCCTGACGCCCTCTGCAGGCATCTGGTCAGCACAGTACGCCAGCAACACCACCGCCGCTACCTGGTTCGGGTACGATGCCACCCGTGACAACATCGTCGCGACCAATATGTTCGGCGTCAAACTGCGCAACACATCCGGATCCTCGCTCACGGTAGGCCAGGTGGACTTCTACACATGGACATTCCCGGAGAGGGTAGCGTTCTCGCGGGACTTTGCCGGGCTGCACCTGCTGGTCGATACCCCGCCCGGCGACCAGCTCCGTGAGGCCGTCAACGTGCAGTACGTCCGGACACTGGCCGCCACTGGCGACATCTCCGGTACGTTCGCGACGGGGTACCGAGTGGACAAGATCGCCCAGGGGATCGTCAACAACACTGCCCGAGCCAACGGCTACGGCCTGATCTGGTACCAGAGTGTCAGCGAGCACCGCTACGTGGACATGGCGACACAGTTCGAGCTGGACGCGGCCGTAGCGCTCCGAGCCACGCAGGTAGACCACCTGGCGCTGGCCGCCCGGGTATCGGCGGCAGAGGCTGGCGGCGTCGCGATCAGCGGCGACGTGACCGGCAGCCACCTGCAGACGAGCACCGTCGCCCGGATCCGGGGCAAGGTAATCGACACCCCCACGGTGAACCAGACCACTCCGGTTTATGACCTTGCGCAGGGTAAGATCGTCTGGCAGTCGGTCCTGTCGTCAAACCTGGTCTATTCCGCTGGAACGAACAGCATCGAGTCTGTCCCCGCCAACGCGGCCGCCTTCTACCGTGCCATGTACGGCACCAACTCCATCATGCCGGTCGTGCTTGATCAGCAGATTGTGGGCTGGTTTGGCCGCGATGGGCTGACGATCCCGATGGGCACGATCAACATCCTGCAGAGCAACCTCACCGCCAACGTCCGCCTCTACGACGGCAGCGCCGCCCAGCCTGCGCTCTCCACCGTCTCGGATCCGGACACCGGCTGGTATCGATCCGCCGAGGATGTCTGGACCTACGTGGCCGCCGGGAACCTGGTCGCTGACTGGGGCGTCGCCGGCCTGTCAATGCGGTCCGGGAAAACCATAACGGGCCTGACCGGTTACGCCACCACAGGCACGGTCGGCGCGATCAACACGCGCCTGCAGTCCGTCGAGGCATGGCCTACCGGTACCTGGTCTACCGCCTACTCCTGGGGCAACCATGCCTCTGCCGGATACTCCACTGGCACTCCCTGGACGCTGCTCGGCTATATCCAAGCTCCCGCCGCGACCAGCGCCGCCCAGGCCGTAATCGCTCCGTTCACTAACGACATCTTCTCGGCTTGGCAAAATCCGGCAGACGCAACCAACTGGCAATGGATCAGCGATGGATTAGAGATCACGTTGACCAACTACAGCGGCCCCGCGAATGTCGTGATTCCGGACATGCTAGACGGGGTACCGGTGCGTAGCCTAGGCGAGTCGCTGTTCTCGCCTGGTCAAGCCGGGTCTAATATAACATCTGTGAAAGGTGGGGATAATATAAAGAGCATTGGCGAAAATGCATTTTGCAGTTGCTCTATCCTTACAAACGTTACTCTTCAAAATGTGACAAGTATTGGCTATAATGCGTTTGGCGGTTGCATTATACTACCAAGCGTAAACTTCCCCAACTTAACAAGCCTTGGCGATGCCGCATTCGACTCATGCGACGCACTCACGGTCGCCAATCTTGGACAAGTGACTAGCATTGGAACATATGCGTTTGAAGGCTGCGATGTGCTTACGAACGTGACATTTTACGGCAACAATCCGTCCGCTGGCGCTAATATCTACGCATCCTCTCCAAACGTCATTAACTACGTCACCAACCCCACCGCCACCGGCTGGGGCTCAACATTTGGCGGTATGCCAGTTGTGCGTCTGCCGGCAGATGGCGATGAGATCAAAATTAAGGGGACTGTTTTACTCATCTCAGGTGGCACGAATCTGCTATGGGTTGCGTCCGGCGTCACCAACCGCGTTGTTTTGGAGGCGTACCCGTGATCTACCCCGCACGCATAGCGGACCGGCGTGTGCCGGTCTCCGCAATCGTACCCACCAGAGTCATGCAATATGCGTGCGGGGTGTGTCTAATGCTGGCCTCTGCCGCCATGGCCGCCGGCCCGTATCCAATCACCTGGAACTGGCCAAGCAACTCCACTGCAGCCGCCGTGCAATCCCGCTATCCTTGGATGACGATGGCCCCGGAGCGGGTCAACCTGGACATCAGCCTCAACGGCGGCAGCGTCTACCGCCCTCTGGCCAATGGCGTGCCCAGCCAGTACGGCGACAACACGTGGACGTTTAATCTACCGGATGCCCCGGAGTGGCTGACCTCTGCCGGAATCGTCCGCGTCAGCTCTTTGCCCCAGTACGGCCGCACGCTCGCCGTGCAGGCCTCTGCCGTCGTCATTTCCGGTATTCACCTGGTCAACCCGCCTTCTGCCGTGACCAACGGCAGCAACACCACCCTGCGCTGGGTGGCCGCCGGCGCTGGCAGCCTGGTGCAGCTTGGTACCCGCGCGGTCGGGACGACTAACGACTGGTCAGCGCAGGCCGTCTTTGCGTCGATAGACTCCAACCAGGGGGCTACGACCAACAGCGCCGTCTGGGCCGTCAGCGACATCCAGGGCGGCGCGACCGAGATCATCATCCAGTCGCTCGCCGATCCGCTCTGCTACCGCCGCCACACCCTGCAGGTGGCACCATGATCGCGGACATTGTCGAGCAATATCGCCCTATGGTTTTGGCACTCTCCAGGCCATATCGCTACCGCCACGACTACGATGATATTGTTGCATCCGGCATGCTGGGGTTGATCAAGGCCGCCAATAAACACGATGGCCGGGCCAATGGCACTGGCGGTGCTCGCCTGATTTATGCCTACATCCGCGGATACATCCTTAAATATCGCAATCGCATGAGCGATGTTGTGTCACGTCCATACACTGGGGAAGATGTGGTTTCGACATGTGATATCGATCTACTTCCGGATTCTGTTGCAGCATCTGATGATGATCATGTCAAGGATTTGGCTCGCCGCGACTATCTGCAGGAGCTGCGATCTGCATTGGAAAAGGCGATTCCGGTCAGCCAGCGCCATGACATCAAATCGGCCATGCAGTATGCATCGGCCTACAGACGCCTGCTGCGCCGCAATCAGGAACTGCAAAGGCTATGGGAGGAATCATGATACCGCGTATTGACTGGTCCGCCACCGTCCACCCAGGACGCGATGCCGAAGAATCTGGAGCCTGCACGGTCTTTGCCGTTGCGCATTGGCTGGAGGCCGTCACGGGATCCCGACCAAACGACGAGGCCATCATCGCCGCCTACCAGGCCGAGCGAGCCAAACGCTACCCAGACGGCAAAGGCACTAAGCTCACTATGCCAGAGGGCTTTTTCGCGGCGTATTCCGCTGGCTGGCTCCCTGCAGGCACGACAATGCGGCGGACGCCAGACATATCCCGCCTTGCTTACGGCCCGCTGCTGGTCGCGTACAACATCCCGGATGACTGGCGGAGTCCCTATCCGGATGGGCTGGTCAGATCATTGGGTATGTACATCGGCAGTCATGCCGTTTGCCTGCTGGGATACGATGGCGCGTATCTACGGATTGCCAACTCGTGGGGCAGCGATTGGGGTGCGTCCGGATTTGGACGCATCAGCCTCGGCGATCACATCTATCTATCAACCGAGATGTGGCAGGTAATCATCCCCGGCCAGCCATCGACACCGGCAGAGGCCGTCCGCGCCGCCGCCGCGGGGATCCCGCAGACCCTCCGCGACCAGCTCGCGGCGCTGCACCTCAACCTGCTGGCCCTCGGTTATCGAGGGCTGCCGGCAGATGCCGACCTGATCATGCCGGATATCATCCGCCGCTCGATGACGCGCCAGCTCACCGCCGACCAGGAGCGCGCAAAATCCAATCTTGCCGCCGTCTACCTCCTGCTGGTGCAGGCAGGCATGGACGCGGCCCGCATAAACGCCGCATGGCAAACCCTCCAGGAGGCTAGAGAATGAGAGACCACATCCCCACCGCCATCATGTTAATCTGCGCACTGCAGCTCGTTTGCCTTATTGGAGGCGGCTGCAAGACAACCGGCGACCGCATCCAGGCGGAAATCGACCGCCTGCCCTGGCGCGAGGATGTCCCTGCGGCAGATGTCCCGGTAAACGAGCCCGAAGCACCCGCCCCGGCGTTGCCGGCAGAGCCAGAGGCACCCGCGGCAGAGCCCCCGTCGGCAGAAGCCATCTCGGAAATGCAGTGGTTTGAAAGGGATGGCCGGGCCGTGCTCCGGATCAAGGCCGCATTCTCGCCGCGCGGGTATTCGCTGGTCACCGCCCACGGCCACAAAGACGTGGATCCAAGGCCGCCGATGACCGAGTCTCAGTGGTTAGCCGCCAACAACGGACGCTCGCCTCAGCGCATTGTGGACGGCTATGCCGAGTGGGTTCTGGACCGAAGTTGCGCCGAGATCGCCGCAGCCGCCCAGGCTTACGGCCGTTCGTCCGGGCCAGTCATCATGGTGTTCTGCAAGTGCAACGTTGGGGGGCAAGTCGCCTTTTGGGTCCATCCGGCGCAGCAGTACGGCACCATCGGTGGCCGTGCGCCGGTCAAGAACATCGACAACACCGGATGGCAGTCGGAACTCTGAAAGGCATTCCATGCGCGATCTCATCCCATACGCCCTGCAGCTCATCGCCGCCGTCATCATCCTGGCGGCGGTCCTAATCTTGGCCGCCCGCCTGCCGCCGATCACGGTCAGCGTATCTGTCATTGCCCGCGACATCACTGTATCCGGAGACTACTGATTCATGATTTTCTCTGCTCCCGTAACCATGACCGATGCCCTGCGCTACGCCTCGCTCAAGCGCGTTGTGGCGTTGTCGCCATCGGTCGGCAGCCGGGACATCGGGGAGTTCATACCCCAGCAGATACGCGAACGCGCGTTCTTTTCCGCCCGCACCCCCTACGCCGGATACCTCTCCGATGTATCCACCCAGATCCAGCGCATGGTGCAGCCCGACGTGCGCATCACGCCTGATGGTCTAATCCCCACCAAATCAGGCGAATCCATTTCCCCCGCGCAAGTCCGTGCCCGCATGAAACGCACACTCGCCTCGCTCGGCTACCAGCCGGATCAGGACAAGCGAGGCGGACTCCAGGACCTTTCCAGCGACAAGCGCGTCAACCTCATCATCGACACCCAGCTGAAGATGGCACGCGGCTACGGCTCCTGGCGCCAGCAGCAGGACCCCACCGTCCTTGACGTTTGGCCGGCAGACGAGCTCTACCGAGCCATCAATCGCAAGGAAGAACGCGACTGGCAGGGCCGCTGGAACGATGCCCGCCGCTCCCTAGGCTCCCGTACCACCGCCACTATCGCCCAGTTCCAATCCGGACCATTCGTCGCCATCAAGAACGATCCCATCTGGCGTGCCATTTCCGCTTTCGGCAATCCCTATCCGCCCTTCGACTTCATGAGCGGTATGCGCGTGCGCGACGTGTCCCGTCGCCGCGCGGAGGAACTCGGCGTCATCGCGCCCGGCCACAAGATCAAATCCTCTATGGACCCGCTGAACCAGCCTGTATCTATGGCCATGCAGGATACCCGCCCGGACATTGCCGATGCCCTGCAGAGCGCTTTCGGAAAACAGGCTATGCGCGACAGCGACGGTACCCTGCATTTCATCGCGGACCCCGTAAAAACACTGGCCGAACTTGCCTACCGCGCGACGCAGGGCCAGCAGGCCGCAGGCGCAATAGCCTTCATCAGCCCCGCGCAGCAGGCATCCGCTGCCCGCATCCTCAATAGCGACATACCAGGCGGAGCCACATTCGACATTGATGCAGCCCACATCAACCATATCCGTAACGCACACGGCACAGTCGCCGAACGCATGCGCGGCCAGATCCCCGTAACCGACCAGGATATAGCCCGCCTCGACACCATCATCGCAACCGGTGAGCCCCGCCGACCGACAATTGCCGAACTCAAGAAACCTGAAAAAAACGACCTCGCATTCGATTGCGCAGACGGCTACATAGCCGGCGGGGCCTACTCCACCAAGCACAAGCGACTACTCATCCGCACACTCTACAGGAGGGCCAAATGAAAAGCCGACCCCGTAAAAACAGGATCGGCCTAACGTGGCAGTGCTCCGGTCTCCGGTGTGCATGCCCCGGAGATACGTCTGACTCCGCCCGGGTTCCTCACTGCCACAAGGAAATGCTATCATGTTCACGCTAAGCGTCAACGACGAAATCGGCACCGGCCTCACCGGCATCATCCGCGCGCTTGTCCTGGGATTCTCGGACAAGGCGGCCGTCAACAAGGCGGTCGCCAGATCCGGGGCGAATCTCACGAAAAAGCACCTCTACGGGCTGGCCAATTCCCGCCACCGCTCGAACGTCGCCCTTAACTTCTACGAGGATGCCGCGGACAGCGTCAGCACGAAGGACCTTGGCGGCGGCGTGGAGATCCGCATAGACAAGGCGGGCATGGCCCAGCGTTTCTACGGCGGCACGATCAAGCCCGTCAACTACTCGCACCTCTGGATCCCGCTGCCTGGCACGGAAGCCGAGGGAAAGGCCCCCGGGGAGTTTGACGGGCTGGAGGTGATCATCAACCGCACCAGCAACAAGGGCGTGGCCCTGAAGGATGGTACCGCTATCTTCGCCCTGGTAGACGAGGTCACGCAGTCCCCGGATGAATCCGTGCTGCCATCCGCCGAGGAGTACGCCGAGGCAGGCGTGGAAGGCATAAACGCCTACCTCGACAGCGTCATGGCGAAGAACGTCGAAACCCGCCCGTTTGTCAAAGGAGGCAACTGATGGCCGCTCGTGATCTGAAAGTTTATCTCAAGACGTTCTCCGACGCCACCGGCATTACCAAGCTCGGGCAGCACATCAAGGAACATTCAATTGTCGTTAAAGGCCTTGGCAGGACGTACCAGGCGACGGCATCTGTCGCGAAAGCCTCCCTGTCGCTGATCGGGGCCGAACTGCGTTTTGTGCGCAATGCCGCTATCGGGGCTGCTGCCGCGATGACTGGCATTGCCATCAAAGGCGTTTCTGCATTCATGGAATCAGATGACGCGGCGAAAAGTCTGAGCGCTTCCCTGAGCTCACTCGGCTACAATGCAGATGAGCTGATGCCGAAGTTCACGGCACTGGCAAGCGAGCTGCAGCTGTTGACCCGTGTGGGCGACGATGAGACGCTTTCGCTGGCCAGTACACTGCTGAATTTCGGGGTTGCCCCGGAAAAGATCGAACCCGCCATCCGTGGCACGATCGGCCTTGCCACGGCAATGCGCATGGATCTTGGAAGCGCCGCCCAGAATCTGGCCCTTGCCTACGAGGGGCAGTTCACGATGCTGGCCCGCTACATTCCGGCCCTGCGCACTGCCACAACCGATGCCGAGAAAATGGCGATTGTTCAAGGCGTCATGGCGCGCGGATTCGAGCAGGCCCAGGCCGCATCCGGAACACTGGCGGGGCGCTGGGACCAGCTCAAGAACCGGGTCGGGGACCTCTGGGAGAAGATCGGTCAGACCGTGGCGGAAGCCCTGAACCTGTCCGGCGCATTCGAGAAAGCCGAGCGCGCCGTCAACAGCCTGATTGACTCAGCCGTCTTCGACAAGATCGCCACCGGACTGCGATCTGCCGTCAGCTATGTCATTGTCCAGGTCAAGACGGCCGCCGACCTGATCAGCCACCTCCGCAGCCAGGACTTCGGCATGACTCGCATGGCCGAAGTCGGGAAAACCATCGTTGTCGAGCTGGTCACCATGGCCGTGACGCTGCTGATGGCGCTCATTAAATCACAGATTTCAGTGTTGATCACTATCGTTAAAGTAGTCGCTGCAGTGTTCAAGAAAGAACTGCTTGATGTCGTCAGAATGATCCCCGGTCTACGCGGGAAAGTGGCAGATATGGCTTTGGATAAGGCCGAAAGCTTGGACTATAACAAAACAGAAGAAATGGCAAAAAGTCTCGGCTTTAAATCATCTCAAGAAATGTACGGGTCTGACAAATTCAAGAGCGGGAATCTGGATTCATCTATTGCAGCCTACGAAAGCACATCTGGAATAGCAGATGAGATCAAGAAGACAAGCGAGAAAATCAAGGACACGCTCAAGGATGTTGACGCCCAGTGGGAGAAATCAAAGGGCAGCATCAAGGCGTCTGCCGGCGTCGCCTCCGGGGGAGGGTTCAACTGGGATGCCGCCGCCGCCGGCAACAAGACCGAGCTGGATACGTTCTTGGGGAAAACCAGTGCGCCTGCCGGCCCGGAACCGAAGGATCCCATGTGGGAGAAAGCGAAGCTTGAACGCGAGAAGCAGGAACTGGCAGCCAAGCTGGCGGAGCTTCAGCGCCAGGAGAACGACGTCAAATCAAGAGCGGGGCAGTCTGTATCAACGGCCGCCGCGGCATCTTCCCAGTTTTCCCAATGGCAATCGAGGGAAGGCAAGCGCAATTACTCTCCACGATCACACGAATACCAGACTGGCCAGAGCCTTGCCGCCGCCGCCAGGTCAAGCCAGTCGGATGCTGACAAGGCCGCCGCCGAAGCCGCGCAAACGCTTGCCAGCCTGGCTGGCATGATCTCCCAGTTCTCCACTCGCCTCAAGGATGTGGAAGGCCAGATAAGGAACGCGCCATGAGTAGTGTCTGGAAACTGGTCTGCGCATCGCCCTCGATTGATGCCGAATTTGAGGATCTGGACATCACCGGCGCTTCGGTCAGCCTCGGGTCATGCGATGTGGACCGCCTTACCCTTGAAGTTGAACCCGACAACGGAATCATGGCCGCCGTGCTAATTCCATTTAATGCGCAGTGCCAGATTACCCGCGACGACGAGCCGTTCTTCAGCGGCGTCTGCCGCACAAACCCCCGGCAAGGTACGAATCCGCAGGAAATAGTGCGTTACGAGATCCTCGGACCGTGGTTTGACTTGCAGCGTTTGACGTTCCAGCAGCGCTGGAAAATATGGGATGCAGCCACCGAGACCGCGACTTGGCAGCGCAAAAGCAGGATCATCCTTGGGCAGGCGGAAGACGGCAGTGCAATGACAGTCGGCGAAATCATTGCCGAAGTGCTGGATTATGCCGTGGACTGCGGCGCGAATCTGGACGTGCCGGCAGACACAACCGGATGGCCATCAGTCAAAATACCTTGGGAGGAAATCTCGAACCTGACATGTGCCGATGTCATCATCCGGTGTCTATCGTTTGTGCCAGACTGGAAATGCCGGTTCGACTATTCCGAGGATCCTCCTGTCTTTGAGCTGGTCAACCGGACGTCTGCCACCGCGATGACCCTGACGATCGGCACCTCCGACATCACCGAAATCAGCATAGCCGCCCGTAATGACCTGGCATGCCCTGGAGTGCGTGTGATTTTCGAGCGGACCCATGAGTTTGACGGCTCCAGCTTCGAGTCCATTGAGGCGCAGGTGGCTGGGGATCCGGATGATCTGGATGCGATCAGCATCACGCTGCCGCTGGCCGGAATGAATGTGACGACCCAGTCGGTACGCATCCTGTCCGAAGCCTTGCCGGCAACCGGATCGCCGCCGACCGTGACCGTTAACTGGCTCGATAAGCCGTGGTGGATTGCCCAGGTACCGTCTCTCGGAAAGATTGTGGCCGAGGAATTGACCCTGAAATCATGCACTCAGACTGTACACCCGGCAGAGGAAGGCGGATCGGCAGAGGATATCGAGGATTTACCCCGCGTGCTCATGGAAGGCAATATACCGGGATGGCTGGGCGGGGCAATAGCGGCCCGCGTCACACTTGACCTGACATACAGCTATATTGTGAGGGAACGGGATGCCGACAACAAGATTGTCGAAAAAATTAAGGATGAGGTGATCAGCCACCAGCTGACTCTGACAAACGTCCCGGATGGCACCTACACACGCAGCGGCGTGGATTACGCGGAGCCTGCACCGGTCGGCTTTGCGGCCGCGCTGTACGCATCCTGGCACCCGCTGCAGTACGATGGAACCATCAGCATCGAGGCGGTCGAGGTTGAGCATCTGGCGATTCCTGGAGATGTCCTGAATATCGCATCTGGTCTGTCAGCCTGGGCGACGATGGCCGCCCACATCCAGCAGGTCCAGTATAATATCGCCAGTGGTCACACATCGTATGTGATCGGCCCCGCAAAGCGGATTGATCCGGACACCTTGCTCAGTCTCATGCGTCGTGTCCGGGCAAGAATGCTTCCTCTAAATCACATCTGCCGCGTCAGCGGCCTTGCCACCGATCGAGGCAACATGATCGAGCAAGGTGGACTCGGTCCGGATAAGCAGACTTCTACCAGCGCCGGCCAGCGCACATACCTCAACATTTCCCCGGGCTACGATCCTGGCGCTACATTTAATAAGGAGATAGAGCTGGATCCGGACGCCATCGTCCCAAGTGACGCAGCCACTCGCACCGAATCTATAGTCATTAAGCCCCGCATTATACAGACGATCGAACGGGACGGCGACGAGCTGGTCCGCGTCCAGCGCGCCTACTTGGTCAGCGACCCGGTTTCCGATGCCGTTGTCATAGATCCAGATGAGCCAGGCGGCGGAGGCCCGGAGAATCCTGGCGACGAAGACTGCGACCAGAACACCCACCCCGGAGATAATGACTACGACACCGCCATAACCGGTGGTGATGATCGGCACCCCGGCGACAATGACGCAGGAACCGGCGACCATCCAGGCGGCGGTGCTGCGGATGAAGACGACACCAACCACCCCGGATCACAGGACTGTTACACCACCACATAGGAGCATGACATGAGCACCACCCACAACCTACCCTACGTCCGTTTCACCAAGCAGGCCGTCACAGAGCCTATGGCCCTACTATCGACCAACGTCGCCGCTGCCGCCGCCGCGCAACTGCTCCAATCAGCCCCGTGGGTCGAGCAGACCGCGCCAACCCCGACTTTTCCCGCCCGTGCGTCCATGCTCACAGTCGGCACGCCATCCCCCGTCTTCGACGCCTACAAATACTGCGGCGACTACGCTGACGGCAAGCAGAAGGCATACGCAGGAGCCGTCGCCTACGGCTTTAAGGTACCGGCCGCCGCGCTTACCGGACCAACCGACATCACCAGCATCGCCGTTCCTATTTACGTGGACCGCTGGCTTGTCGACGGGGTCCGCGTTTCCGCCTACCTTTCGGATTCCTCATCTCCGCCGTCAGACTGGGCCATAATCCGCGCCGGCGACATCAACACTGCAGACGTTCTGCCGATGACCTACACCGACCCTGCAGGCGAGCGGATAGTAATCGAGAAAAACGGTACCACAACCCTAAACTGGCCCGTTTCCACCGCCAGCAAGAAATACATATACGTCATCCTCACATTGGAAGACTACGCCACGACTCGCGGCTTCTGGATTGAGGGTGCCGGGCTCATTCATGGCGCGGCGGCCGTTACGGTATTCGGCTCCTCGGTGGCGGCGGACCCGGCCCCATGGGTGGGCGACAGCTCCCAAATCCCGGACTCGGCCGCCATAATGCGGGCGGAGACGGCGTTGGGGCCGGACATGGTCGACACGTTGGGCGGGTACACCTTCGCCGCCCTGGAAGCTAACCCCCAAGCGGCCCGGTCCCTATGGCACTCGGTTATCGGGAACTATGATGTGGTCCCCGGCGGCGGGGCCTATAACTTCACCGGGATCTCTGCGGTAGATTTTAAGGCAACCCTTCACCGCCATATCCACACCCGCGCATATCACCCGGCGGCGGCCGGGGAGAAAAAGGGCCTTGTGTTTGTGCCGGACCCCACGGGGGGCGACGCGGTGTCCCTGCCCGCCCCAACGGTGGGCCTCGTTGGCCGGGTGCTGGTCTACTATGTACCCGGCGTGTTGGCGCTCCCTGCGGTCATCCTCGGTGCCCTTAACACCCACCTGGACGCCAACACCACCGCCGGTGTGGTGGCCCGGCGTGCCTTCTGGGAAGGGACACTGGAAACCTTCCCGGTGTCCGGCACCGACACACCCATCACGGCGGTGTTGGCGGCCGAGGTGGACAAGGACTATCCGCTGGGGCATGTATGGCCGGTCACCGTGGCAACCCCATCCTCCGGCATTATCGTGGTTGCGACGACCGTGAGCCGGGTGGCACGGGCGATCCCCGTCGAGGGGCCCCTTGGCTGCGCCAAGTGGACCTGGATGCCGTGGAACATCGAACTGCGGTAGGCGGTGGTCTCGCCAGATAGCTTTGCAAAGATCTTGCAGGGCGTTTGCAGAGCCCCCACCGGCAAGCGGAACATATTCGACACACGGCTGGCGGATCATGGATGAGGCGGCAACATGGATCCCGGATTGGACTCACAGCAGATAGCCTGCATCGCGTCTGCAATTGCCTTGCAGATCCACCGGATTTTCTGTTAAAACTCGATTTGTCTCATTTTTTTGTCAGAAAGTCTCATTTGTGGTGGCAAAATACAGTCCCTGGCGTCACAGG